GACATCATCATCAACATCGAAAATTATTCCCACGGTTGGATGCCCGACCTATCCAAGACAACACATCCGACCAAGTTCATGTGGAGCATCGATGCTCACTGTGGCATGATGTCATCACACGCAAAAATTTATAAGCAGGGCAACTACGACTACATGCTTCAGGCATCATCGTTGTGGCTAACGCCCCACTACAACGAAGGCATCGAGAAATCAATTTGGTTCCCGAACGCATACGACGATACAATCTTCACCCTAGACGAAAACACCGTATTTGAGCAAAAACCGACGTTATTGGGGTTCTGCGGGTCTAAGCTCGACCGGGATGGTTTGATGCAGAAAATTGCAAAAAAAACCGCGTTTACGCCCGATTATTGGGTATTGGGTAAGGCAATGATCGACAAGGTACGATCCTACAAAATGCATCTAAACCCAAATCTGTCTTGGGACATCAACTACCGCAACTTTGAGACTATGGGATTGGGGACCGTGATCCTAGCAAACAATGACTACAATGTGGTAGATTACCGCAATCTTGGGTTTGAGCATGGAATAAATTGTTTGCTATGGGAGCGAAAGAACATCGATGGCTTGCTAGAATTAATTTCTGAATACTCCGATCCTGCAAAAACAGACGAATTAAAATCTATCGGAAAAGTGGGTCATAGTCTTGTATCGGAGTATCATACTTACTACAATAGGGTAAACGATATCATTGCACTGCACCAAGGCAAATCAATTGCTGATGTGTATGCAGAGCGACCATACGAATCTCCCGATCTAGAGGAAGTCTATGCAAGAAGGAATGTTAAATAAACCAGCACCGCATTTGTCGGCAGAATGGTTTTCGAAGAGAGTAGAAGCTATTGTCAAGTCAGATCGAATCTCATACATGGATGCGATCATCGACCTATGTGAAATGTATGAGATGGAACCAGCACTTGCTGCATCGTTGATATCAAAATCAATCGAGCAACACGTGAAAGACGAAGCAATCGAACTCAACATGTTTAAGTCTAAATCGGAGAGCTTGCCTCTATGACTAGACGTAAACGAATCGAGAACATACCCGAAGGATACCTTGCTTGGAGTGTTATCACTGCACTACAAAGACATATCAATACAACCTATGATATGATCAAGTATCGCGGCAAGATGAAGTCGATCAATCATACTGTCTACACACAACAAGCGACTGAGCGGAACAAGATCATCTACTCAATCATCGAAAAGAACTGCGAACGGCGGGAAGACGAGATTCTACGAATGGCAATGTTCATGACGGTCGAATACCAAAAACATGCCAACATCACAAATCCGCACCACAAAGTATTTGCCATGCCTGCCACATACACGCACAATGAATTTCTTGCTGCGTATGAAAACTACAAGACAAAAACTTATAACCGACGAGACTCATTCACTGAAGACCTAAAATTGATTGTTCCTATGCTGGTGAATGAGCAGACCGGAAAAGCAGCAAGAAAAGCCATGATCAAACTATTGACTGGCGATGCGAAAGAAGCTACACTACACATCTACAAAACAATGATCCAGCAGGATGAAGACTTCAAGCCGATGACCGAATCGCTTATTGTGTTGGATCAGATTGGTAAGGGATCAGAAAAAATAATCGCGGATTCGGAGTACAAGGATTCGATTTATGGTGACATGGCTAGACGTATAAATAAGATCAGCCGCTTGTACAACCCCGACCTGCGTAAATACGAGAAGTTCATTCTCGACTATTGCAAACAACCGGAAACAGGAGAATCTATCTAACCACACACATACACAAACACCCCTCCGCGACACACAAACACAAAACACACTTTTACACACAAACACAAAGGAAAACATTATGGGATTCAAAGACCTCAAAAAGCAATCGACCAAGGGCGGTACAATCGCTTCACTTCAAGAGAAGCTAAAGTCACTCAACACTTCAGACTCAGCTTCATACAAGGATGACCGCTTCTGGTATCCTGCACGCGACACGGCAACCAAGAAGGGTTCGGCAGTGATCCGTTTCCTTCCTGCACGTGAAGAAGACGTTACTGTTGATGATGACGGAACCAAGACATCGGTGAATGGTTTCCCTTGGGTTCGTACCTACTCACACTCGTTCCAGAACGAAAACAACGGTAAGTGGTACATCGAAGATTGTCCAACCACCATTGGCGAAAACTGCCCAATGTGTGAGGCAAACTCTGAGCTTTGGAACACTGGCAGCGAAGCAAACCAAAACTTGGTTCGTAAGCGTAAGCGTCGTTTGCAGTACATCGCTAACGTGCTGGTAGTCAGTGATCCAGCTAACCCTGAGAACGAAGGCAAAGTCTTCCTATACAAGTTCGGCAAGAAGATTTACGATAAGATTCAAGCAGTCATCACCCCTGAGTTTGATGACGAAGAAGCAATCGATGTCTTCGACATGTGGAATGGTGCTAACTTCGCACTTCGTATCGGCGTGAAGGATGGATGGACTAACTATGATAAGTCTGAATTCCTCACACCATCGGCAATCTCCGATGACGATACGGAACTGGAAGAAATCTACAACTCTATGTACAAACTGAGCGAATTCATCGCTCCATCACGATTCAAGTCGTATGATGAGTTGAAGAAGCGTCTTGACCTTGTTCTTGGCAACACCCCTGCAACACCACCTGCGCGAGAGCAAGCGGCAGCAGAGAAGTCGTATGAAGATGATGGTGATTATGATGCAGTGGACGAATCCGCAGTAGATGATAGCCAAAGTGCTTTCTTCTCAGCACTAGCGGATGACTAAAATCGCTCGATGGATAACTGAGCGACTTATGTGAAAAACCCCGGCGTTTGTGCCGGGGTTTTTCTTTATCCTTCCATAGCTGGAACCATTCCGTTTTGTGTTTGTGTTCGGAATGATGATTCGTTCATCCGTGTTGCTGATGGTGCAATGATTGCCCCGCCACCACCACCACCGCCGCCGCCTTGGACGTTCGTGACGTTGTTGTTGTTGACTACTGATGGTGCTGCTGCTTGTTGTTTTTGTGCTTCTATTTCCCGAGTATCGATTGCCGCAGCGTCATCTTTTTTCAATGCCATTATTTTTTCCCCGATGTTTGTTTCGGGTGCTTTTACGTTTGATATTTTAAGAGTATCGCCTAGCTTCATTCCTTCAAGTACTGCGTTACCAGCATCTCTGCCTGCGTTGATATTAGCAACATCACGTTTGTAATCTTTTTTGGTGTATGTTCCCGGCGGGGTAATGTGATACACGAACTTAGCAACCCCCCGCATGACTGCTGCCATACCATCGTTGACTGCTATTACTGCCCCGAGAATAGAGTCCCATACCGTAGAAATTGCCCCGGTGAACATGTTGATAGTATCAATGATTAGATTGATGAACGCAAACACACCAGCAACCACCCCATCAAACACACCGCTTTCAGCCAAGAAGAACATAAAGTCTAGAATTTTTGTTAGTAGCCAATCTATGATATTCCATACAGTGTCCACTATTTTCATAATAATTGGGATAACCGTATCCCTGATAAAAGGAATAACAGTCTCAGTAACAAATTCAATCAGAGCCATGATGATAGGCTTGGCAATTTCCCATGCGACCATAATATAGGTTTTAACAATTTCAAATACCTTTTTGAATGTTTCAAACAATCGCATGACGATAGGCATGACCACATTATGCACAACATGCACAACAAAAGGAATTAGTGTTTCTGTTATGAATGGTATGATGTGGTCTTTGAAGAATCCATAGACAGCAAAGAATGCCGACTGAATTGCTGGTATCACCGTGTTCTGAACAAACGGCATAATTGTACCAGAGACAAAATCTGACACGGCATGAAACACACCAACAAAGAAATCAATAGTGGATCGAATCGGTCCTTCAATTGTGTCTTTGACCTGATCTTTTTTCAGAAACCCGAATGTGAAAAACTCCACAAACGCTCCGATGCCCGCCGAAATAATTGCTGCCGGATCGCCGCCTGCTATAAACTCTTCGATTGCTGCACCGATTACTTTGAACCCCGTGATGACAATACCCAGTGGAACAAAGACTTTTCCTAGAACAGATAGCATTGGTGCTAGTCGCCCAAACAACGCAGTAAGACCTGTCAATTTCCCAAACTTCCCAACAATATTTGCAATCGCTCCACCTTTACCAAATACCTTGGCGAGCATACCACCTTTACCAAATACCTTGGCGAGCATACCACCTTTACCAAAGACTTTACCAAGAACAGTATTCTTACCAAACAGCTTAGCAATAAATCCACCTTTACCAAATACCTTGGCGAGCATACCACCTTTACCAAAGACTTTACCGATGAATCCAATACCGCTCTTCAGAAATGAAAGTGGTTTTAGTATTACAGACAAAAGTTTACCAAAGATCATAGCACCAACAGACATCAACGACTTAAAGAATCCCTTTTTCTCGTCCTTTTTGTCTTTGTTGCCTTTTTTCAATTCATCGTGGATGTCATCTACCTTGTCAGACAGACCTTCTTTGAATTGCTGATCTTCTCGCTCGTTTTCTTCGTCTGCGATACCATTACCTTCACGACTGTCTAGAAGTTGATCTATTAGAATGTCATTGGCAACGGAACCATTCACCATGATGTCTTCCATCAGTGCCGATGTGTTTGTTAGCGACATCATCATAACCTGTGTCATTTCATTCAGGCTAGTGGAGATGTCTGCCATGTACACGCCGATATTTTCACCTAGAGCATCTACTGTCTCTACGTGCTTATCTTCGGCATTCTTTAGCTGCTCAAGTACTTTTGTGATTTTGGTCTGTTGGCTCATTTAGCTTACCTACGTGCTTTGTTTTTCATTTCTTGCATCTGCTTCTTTTCTTCTTCTACGAATTTTTTCACAAATGCCAAATACACTTCACGTTCAAATGGCAACATATTATCAATTTCACTTATCGAAAATTCATGCATCTTCGACAGATAGAAGTTGGTTTCATAATGATTGTATAGGGTATCATGCGACACCCCCATTAGAAAAAATCTTTGATCCCCTTCAGGACAATCTTGTGAACCTTGCCACATTCCGGACATTCAACTTCTGTCTTATACTGGATCGATGGCATTGACTCAAAAAATTCTGTCTGGATTTTTTGTCTCATACCCGATGTAAGCGATTCAATAAATTCTAGCAGTTCGGCGTGGGATGTCTCTGATGCCGGGTATGTCTTTTCTGCGTCATACACCATTTCAATACACTCGACCATCGTTTCAAACATCATCTCCGCTTCGCTCAGATTCTTCTTTGCTAGCTTGGTCATCATGTTTAGGGTTGGGTATTTCATGACTACCCCAACGCCGTTGTCTGTTAGTGTAATCTTGTTGTTGTGGTTTTCATTGAAAGTCGGTTCAAGTGAAGCAAAGTCGATGGCAATCTTGATCTCTCTACCACACCTACGCTCTTTACCAGTCTCTTCGTCCGTGACCATATTATCACATGTAAATGATGGTGTGATTGTTTCGCCTGACGATACCGCTCTCAGCTTGAGGAAGACGTACTCAAAGTCAAAACTTGTCAGTTTGCCTGCGTCATCAATTCCATCAACACAATCTTCGATGAGCTTCTTTAGAGCATTCATCATGTCAGATTCTTTACCAGATTCCTTAGCCATCAACAGCAGCTTTTCTTCTTTGGTAAGATACGGTCTGTATGATACCTCTTTCTTGGTTGAAGGGATCACTAGGGAATGGGTTGGTACTGCAATTGTTGGTAGCTTCATTGTGTTTCCATTGTAAGGGTAGAATAATTCAATCAGTTATTTTGGTTTATTTATCACACTGTTACGTATCGTGTGTATCTAAAAGTCACCTGTAGCCGGTGGTATTCATTCTGGTTCTGTGATAGCCCAAGGTCTGTTACGGTAGTTGGGTATGCGTCGTATAGGTCTACGCCGTAGGTCTTAGAATTTTTTTCGTCTAGTTGGTTGATTGTGATGTCGGATACATAAGAGTTGAAGAATCTGTACGCATGACTATCTGATGGCGAAATGAAAGCAAGCCAGTCATCGAAGATTTTTTTCTCGGTCATCTCTCGACTACACCTGAATGTCATCGCAATTTCATTGTAGAGTTTATCGTATGGGATGTATTGGACCGGTCCATGCATTGCTCTTGGTGCTGTTGAGTAGCCCCGCCCCGGTAGTGCTGCCTCTTCACACGCTAGGGTAAGAACAGACCCGTCGCCAACCGGCGGGTTTATGTTTACTTCGTATCGGTTTGTGCGAGCAACACCACGACTCTTAACATCAGAAATAAATCTTTCAATGCTCATCTAAAGCTCCTTTGCGAATCTCTCCACACCTTTTCGTTCGACGCACCCACAAACTTCTGTACAGGGAGAAAAACAGCAATCTCCCAATCTTGCGATGGAACCCATAGAAATCTCGACTGGATTTGTGATGTAAGATATCTTTTCAGACAGGGTTGAAACGCTTTGAATCTAGCTGATCTGGCGAGTATCTTGTATGTCATCCGAATACGTGTTGTTTCGTCAAACTTATCGTTTGTTGCGATGTCTGTCAGTCTATTGAGCAGAATCGCTCGCCACTTGTACGGCAGATAGTGAAAGTTCAACCCAAGAAATCCATCGGGCAGGGGTTTCACTATAAATACCAACGGATGCCTGTCGTAGTATGGCAGCGTATCTTTTGTCTTCGGGTCGTATTGGAACATGACCATGTGACCGATGATGCTTCTGGTTTTGGGAATGCGATTGATAACATTATCATTATCGGCATCCCGAATAATCCTACGTGGAGTAAGATTTCTCAGCGATCTCGCTTTGCGTTTATAGTATGCTTGTGCTTCTCGCGTCCGGGGTGCATAGTCCATCCGTCTAGCACCAGCCGCAAGATCATCAAAGATAGTGGTGTTATTTGCCATACTAGTATTTATACAAAAATATCTAAATAATTTTTGCGAGATTCGATAAATAGGAGTAGTAACGTGGCATGGAAAGGCAAATACAATCCGTCAAATCCGGACAAATACCA